AATTCTGATGTTCCAATCGGAACAATTGGTGATTATCAACCAAGATATACAAATGTTGCTGCGGGTCATTATAATACATTATTATTAACTAATGAAAATCTATTAGAAATTTATGGAAGATATTATCAAATAGACGACCAAGGAACACCAAACGGACCATTGGTAACTGTTGATACTGGTAGTGGAGAAGAGACTAATGTATTACAAGGAATAACGTGTTTTATTCCCGAAGCGTTAAAAGCATTAAAGGGTAATTGGGATGTAACGTATGGATGTGGATTTACATGTGATGGTGTTACACATTCACCAATATTACGTGCAGAATACTTTCCACCCGGAGAAAACAGTTTAATAACCGATATTGACAGTTCTTGTGATTATAGCATGTGTGTTGTAGGTAATAACAGAGTTTATGTTTGGGGTGACGCTAGTATGGTTCCCGGTAGCTATAATCCTAGTACATATGTTCCTGGAACAGTATCAAGTACAGAGATCCGTCTTTCTGATTTTGATATAAGTTTAATTGATATTGATAAAATTAGTGCCGGGGTAAATGCTTTTTATATTTCTTATAGAATAAAAATTGCTGGTACCGATTTTACTTCAAGTCGAGTATATAGTTATACTCGATATGGAAAACAAGATTTTGGAACCGGTGTTCCTATAGAGTTGCAAAATAAAGAAATAGTTGATATTTCAGCAGGATATGCACATGCGATTGCAATATATTCTACTGGAAAAGAAGCCAAAACGTGGGACTATCAATCATTTGCTCCAGGTACAGAAAAATATCAATACAAAAATTGGTCATCGATACCACAATATTTTAAACGTGATGCATTTTTTGAAGCCATTCCTGGATCATGGGATTTTTCAAAATGGTTATATGGTGATTTGTGCTGTGGAGCAATAACTGAAAATGATCATCCAGTTGTTCAACCAGATCCATGTTCCGCTTTAGCATACAACATTTATACTGGTAATTCTGGTGGTGGATTAGAATTTAATATAAATTTATCATATAGTGGATATCCACAATATTTCTGGATGCGATCTGATTGGAGAAGGTTAACAAAACAAGCCTTTGATTCGTCATTTAAACCACAAACACCTGGAACAAATGATTCTATTGGGGAAAACTGTGATCAAGTAGATGGTGGTATGATTGTTGATAATGATGGTGATGATACTGCGTCTGGATTGTATGGTTGGTGTGGACAATCAACACAATCTGTATGGGGTGAAGCCAGACCTATGGGTGAACAGATGCTCTATAATAGACAACGACCAATTCTACCACCATGTGAAAGAGCAGATCCATGTACGGGTGAAGAAAATACTTTTACTAAAGGAGTTTTACCAAGTGATGCTCGAAGTATCTCCCGAGCATTTGATATAGGCCCAACTGTATCATTTAAATCTACTAAAGATATATTTCAAATGAGAATAGATAGATATGGGTCAGCTAATTTTACTAGTGATACCGCACCATGTGCAAAACATGTTCAGACATATAATCCTTATTTTAGATATTCAGAAAGACATTATTATTTTGGATATGATAGAGAATTGGATACGTATGATATATATCTAAATCCAGATTTTTTACATGTAAATACTACAAATGCGCTTGATCGCGGTTTAACTGGTGCAACCTTTATTTCTCCAAATCCCGGTATTGGTTTTGGTGGTGGTACTGGACCAGATGGTGGAACTCAAGCTGGATTATGTGGATATTATAGTTTATTTAATTATCCAATGACTGGACCAAACTATGCATTAGAAAAATATCAAAATTTACCAGTAAATTTTCCTAATAATCCAGAAATTCTTGAAAATCTTCAAGCTGCTTTTTGTAATATATTACTTCCCGAGGAAAGTTGTTATAGTTGTGGTGGCAATGCTAGAAACATTGCAGATGCAATTAGATATTTTGGTGGATATGCTTCTTTTGCTTGGCGAAGCCAATGTGAAGGTACCGGTGATAATACAGGTGAGAATATTAATACTATGTGGGCACCATATTATTATATTCCTTATATAAAAACATATCTGCCACCAGAACAATTGTTAAAGGGTACTTGTAGTTATATTGGTTTAACTATGCCCCCATCAACCGATCCTAATTTTATAAAATATTCTTTTATAGACGTACTCAAAAATACTGAATATACAGAAACCATAGAACCATGGCTTCATGGAACATCTCAAAAATGGATACCTTTGTGTTGGGAATCTAAAAATTATATTGGAAATATATGTGGAGTATCTAGTTCAAGTTATGATGCTATTTGTTTTGCTGGTAGTAGTGAACCAACAAATGGTTTAAATAATGAGTTACTATATTTATGTTCAGGGACTGGTCCTAATTTTTATACAAGTCCAGTTCAATGTGGTTTGGTAGCGTGTTGTCCGGGTGAATGATGGAGCTTAATTAAACTAAATATATTGGAATTTATATGGCAAATTTATTTGATGCACACTTTACATTTAATAGTTCTGGATCTATGCACACTAAAGATAATTTTAAATTATTTTTAGATAACAGTGGTAATATTATTGACAAACGTCAATTAGAATATGGAATTTATAATAAAATTATAAAAATAGAATATAATAAATTATTTTTAATTAAATTGCATAAATTGGGTTTTGGAGACATTATTGATTTTATAACTAAAATTTTATATATTAAAAAATTGGTAATATATCTTACTAATGGTAACTGTGGATGCGAACAACGTAGAATTAAATACAATAAATTTTATATTTTTTGGTATTCGTTTAAAATGCGAGATTTGTATGTTCAAGATGATGATGTTGTCTTTAAAATTAAACAATTGAAAAAATCAAAAAGGAAACTAAAAATGTTTGAAGAATCACAAGAACAACCAATCCCACAACCAACACAGACATCCGCTGTCAATCCTCCAACAGTTCCTCTACAAAACCCAGTAACTCCAGTAGAATTTAAAAAACCGTGTGGATGTTCTAAGAAAAGATAATTGACTTATTGTAATTGTGATGTATAATAAAATAGGAGAATATATATGAATCTAGGATTATTTAAATTTAAATATGGTGAAGAAATTGTTGCAGAATATACTGAACACGATGATTATTATTTTGTTAAAAACACAGCTGGTCTGATGGCAACAGAAGATTTTCATTGGCAGTTGATGACTTGGCTACCATATACAAATGTTAGAAATGGTCATAAATTACCTAAATCAGAAATATGGTTTGTTACAGAATTAAGTGATGATATGAAAACATATTACTACAATTGGAAAACTGCTTTGGAAAACGGTATTAAGAATGTTGATTTAAAGCAATAATTTTTAATAAATTCTTTAAACATATAAATATTGTTAGATGTTTAAAGGTAAATATAAAGAAAAAAATTCAGATGGTACACCAGTAGGTTATATTGGTGGTGATACTATTGTATATGAAGGTGTTATATACAAAGCTCTTTTTTCAACTTCAGTATCGCCTTTTCAAAATGAAAAAGACTGGCAATATATTGGTGTTAGTTCAATTTTCTCTTCCTCATTTCCACCAATAAATCCACAGATTGGACAACAGTGGGAAAACAGTGGAAAATTGTATACTTATTACTATGATGGTAATAGTTACACTTGGGTTGAGCTTTAAATAACAATCTGTAGAATCATCTCAGTTTCTCTTTTTATTTTTAAAAAGATTGTTGACGGTGATGTTACATTTTTTAAATATATAAATGATGCACCATCAAATCCTGGAACACCATTCAAAAAATATGAAGATGTAAGAGGAACTGTGCAGTTATAATCTAGGTATGGTTCAACAAATGCATTATATAATGATGAATCAGAAAAATCTATTTTTAATACTGGGTTTGGTATAACCATTTGGCTATTATAACTAGCATAATTTGTTTGAACGCCATCTACAATTAAAACATTGGTATTAGTTTGTGATAGAATAGTTTCTGTTGATGCTTCGGTACTAATAAACTCAACAGATGTTCCAATTTTAATAAAAGAATAATAATTTATTGACAGTGATAAACCATCCCATGCAACCGGATTGTAAATATTGTCATAATTTGATATTCTGTGTGCAGCATACCAATCATAATAGTTTGTTTTATCAATAATTGATCTGCAATATCTTTGATGTAGATTTTGATTATTTAATATTTTAGTAGTAGTTCCATTTGAATTTACTATTTTTAATAATCCATTAATATTTTTATTTTGAGATAATGTAACTAAATCTGGTACACCTCTCATGTATATATTTACTGTGACGGGAATAAAATAAAAATTTTCACTACTAATACCTGATGCGCTATTGATATAAATTATTTGACTTCCATCATTTAATTTTAAAGATGAATTTATTTTATATCTAACATTGTTTGCTGATGATCCAACAACCTGTATATATTCTTCATAGTTATAATCATTACCATATATTCCAAGAAATTCAATATTATTCGGATCATCTTTATTTAATTGTGAAACAAAATATTGTGCAGTATTTCCTACTACTGCGCTATAATTTAATGGAGTTACAAAATTGTTAGTATTATATGTTCCATTTAGTAACGATGAAGAGTATGTAATTCCACTTAAATTTATATATTGGTTGTATGTACCAGTAATACCAATTAATTGATATGTTCCGGAAAAGTTATATTGGGTGCCACTACTTTGAACATAATAAGTACCACCTGATACATTAAATGTATTTCCAGGAGTTATCGATCCAAAAAACCTTTTTATAAATTTTAAATCAGAACTATTTGATGTTTGTGAATAATCAATAAAAAAACTATTTCCAGTTTTATATATTGTTGGAGAACTCTCAACAAGTCCTTTAGTAAAACACGGGTCTGCAGTAGTTCCTATAAATTGAGAAATATATGCATTTGTGGATTTTACTAATGTTAAAAATGTATCGGTACTTGACATATTATGATGCAAAATAACTTAATGTTTGTGTTCCACTTTTCGCCATTGCATAAACCATACTTAGATTTGAAACATTAAAAAACACATTTTCGCCTGGTTCTAATTGATAACCATAACTTACTCCAACTAAAGACCCACCCAGATAAATTAAATCTGTATTTGTTCCAAGAGCCTTTAAATTTACACCACCGGCACACGTAAATCCTGATCCTATTGGAGATATTCCAGTAGCACCTGTTGTTATTGAGAGTAACCCTGAACGGACTGTAGTTGGTCTTACTAAACCGAATACTGACAGAGCTTGATAGATGGCATCAAGAGTAACACCCATAGATCCCATTCGTGAATACATTGCGGTCATTCCATATAATATTGCGGTATCATTGATACCAACTGTATTTCCAACAGTTGTTGCAACACTAGAACCACCAGACATACCTTGAATTATTAGACCCATACCCGTAGGAGAGTTTGTTACTCCAACTGTTGATGCAATATTTGCAGTTATTGTGACACCACTAAAACTTACTTGCATTGGATTTGCAGTGGTTCCAATAGCAACACCACTACTATCAACCATATTAGAATATAGCCATGTACTCCCAGATGGACCAAATACAGAAACGTTATCTGTTAATTTATTTAAATATCTTCCCCCAGTAACTTCTACTCGGCAATTTGGAGCCGTTTGAACGTATACAGGGGCTGCAGTTAAACCCGATACCACAACTGTTCCTAAAACATTAACAGCACCACCAGCAACACCGGTTACTGCTATAGGTCCAGAAAATCCAGAAATCGTAGCAGTCAGTCCAGCAGACATAGTTACCGGAAATGGATTTGATGCAGTTACAGGAGAAAATGCTCCAGTTGCACCAAAACCCAACTTATAATATTGAACATATGTTGTATAACCACCGGAAATATTTAAAATTGAATCAGCTCCAATTGCAAATGTAGCTCCGCTATTAATTACAACATAATCACTTCCGTAAAATGGTGAAGGTATTGGCATAATGTATCCTTAGATTCCTTAGTCTTCAATATTTATACTCTTATATTTATTGGATTTAATAAAAACCCATGATATAATAACATTATGTACATAGATGACTCTGCCAAAGAACAATTTTCAAATAAAGTAATAGGAAGAGTAAAATCTACTAATATGAGTTTTATGGATTGTGTTTTAGAAATTACAGAAGAAATGGGTTTAGATCCAAGTGCTTCTGGTAAACTTTTAACCAAGCCAATTATTGAAAAAATTCAACAAGAAGCTCAAAATCTTCATTTAATGAAAAAGTCTAAATCCAAGAAACTACCAATTGACTAATGTAAATCGTGGTGTATAGTATCAGAGAACTGTTAGGCCAAGGTAGATCCTTGGGGAAAGAAAGACACATATGGCAAATTTTTCAGATTTTAAGAAGAAGAGTAAGAACTCAGTCGCATCACTAACCGAGCGCATGGATAAGCTCACGTCAAAGGAGAGTTACAAAGATGACCGTATTTGGAAGCCTGGTATTGACAAGGCTGGAAACGGTTATGCTGTAATTCGCTTTCTTCCTGAGATTGCAGGAGAAGATACTCCCTTTGTTTCAGTTTACAGTCATGCCTTCAAGGGTAAGGGTGGTTGGTTGTTTGAAAACTGCCCAACTACTCTTGGAGAAAAGTGCCCTGTTTGTGAAGCAAACACAGAACTATGGAATAGTGGAATTGAGGATGACAAGAATATTGCACGAAACCGTAAGCGTAAGTTGACTTACATCTCTAACATTCTTGTTCTTGAAGATCCTGCAAACCCAGAGAATAAGGGAAAGGTTTTTCTTTATCAGTATGGTACCAAGATCTTCCAGAAGATTCAGGGACTTGCTCATCCAGAGTACCAGGATGAGACTGCAGTCGATCCATTCAACTTCTGGACTGGTGCAGACTTTAAGATCAAGATTCGCAATGTCGGTGGATATGTAAACTATGATCGTTCAGAGTTTGCTGCTGCTGCTCCTCTGCTTGGTGGGGATGATAAGAAGTTAGAGGAACTCTGGAAGAAGCAATATGCACTCAAGGAGTTTACTGACAAGAGTCAATTCAAGAGTTATGATGAACTTAAGGCACGACTCAAGAAGGCAACTGGAGACGATATTCGTGCTCAGTTTACTGAGTCAAAGAGTATTGAAGATGATGTCACTGATAATGTAGTCAGTGAAGACATTGAGGAAAAGGATCCTCTAAAGTACTTCTCCGAAATGGAGAATGAGTGAGAAAAGCCCCGTAAGGGGCTTTTTTTATGCCCACTTAGGATATTGAGAAAATCGTTCTTTTCGATTATCAAAAATTAAATTTGTTTGTTCTAAAGAAGGTCGTTCTTCAAAATCATTAGATGCTTTTGGGTATGGTATACCTAGATTGTCATTAGAATTTGATACCGATTGTTGAACCCCCTCAACAACATCTTTGAGTTTATTGTAGCTATCCTCTGCATCAAATTTAACTCTTAAATCTAAAGCAACTACAGAAACTTCAGCTTTGGTTTGTTCCGATATATTTACATTAGTAGGTTGATAAATTATAGATTCTGGTAATGGTTGGTTGGCAGCTGAAGATACTATTGCCGGTGATTCTATACTAGATGGTGTTAGAGCAGCAGAAAAAGCTTGTTGTTCTGCTCCAACATCAATTGAAAATCCATTTGTATCGTCTATCATAGGTTTATACCTCCCATATCAAATCTGTTATTCATATGTTCTTGCTTTTTTTGATCCTGATAATCTATTAATAGTTTAATATAAATTTCTCTTTCCCACCATATCATGTTATCAAGATTAGTTAAATTCCAATTAAAGTTATTTATTAAGGTAAAGTTTGTAGTAAAATAGTCTTTAAGATCAAAAAACTTTACCGACAAGTAAAAAAACTTAAAAATCCACTGACCTCCTTATCACCTTCTTGTGTTTGTAGAGTAACAAACAATTCAGGTTGTTTTAATATAAACTCATCTAATTTTGGAAGTACGGTCATTGGAAGATTATCTATTAATTTTTGTAAATTTTCTGTTACAAATTTATTAACATAATAAATTTCTCCACCTACACTTATTTTTTTAATAGATGCTTTAATTAATTCATCTTTTTCCAATGTATTTAATTTAAGCAAATCTTGTATGGTAGGAGTTTCTACCATTATATTCACATCATCAGTTAATTGTATTGTTTCACTGGTAATACTGTTTCTTGTTTTAATATCAGAAATAAAAACTTGTAGTTTTTCTTTATTGTAGATTAAATTTAGTCGTTCATCTACACTCTTAGATCTAATTTGTAAAAACAAATACTCTGCGTCACCAATACATAAATTCATTATATTGGTTCCTTTAATATTTGTATTAAGCAAATCTACTAAAGAAGTTAATGCTAATTTTTTATTATCTTCTTGTAAAATAATAGAAATATTTTTAGCGTCTTTTACTCTAAATGGAGTAAAGGATACCTTTTCTTTTGAAAAAGGTAATACTGTTTCATATTTTGGTAATAAATTTTCTAAAGAATTAAACAAATCCATAAATTATGTCGCCTTTGTAATAGTAAAATCTCTAAACATCATTAACACTTGATAAACCAAATATCTATTTGTATCTAACATATTAAGTTCCAATGGTAAAGATTCAATTGGATAAACTTCAAAGAAAGTAAAACTTCGATTTATATTTCCATTGGGATCTAATAAATCTATTTTCATTTGTGAATTTGCAATTATATCATCATAAAAAGACAATTGAAAGGGTTTACTATAATCACCTTGTTGTCTACCACCCGAATATATTCTATTAAACCATGCATCATAAAAATCAGTAATAAAATTATCATTAGTAACCGGAAACGATAACATAATACCCTGTGGAAATTTTTGTGATCTTGGTACAGTACGACCTGGACCATAACCAGCTAAGTTATCAGCGATACCATCAATTGCTCTGGATCCAATTGTTATAGCAATTGGATTTAAATCATTATTAGGAACAGCAGGAAGTCCCTCCGGTAAATTAAAAAAGGACATAGAAAATCTATTATTTCTTTGAAGTCCTTTGTGTCTATCAAAAAAGTCTTTAATGGTTAAGATGGAATTATTATTTGGAGTTGGCATTTGTAAATAAATCTTTTTCTGTAATTATTTTAAAAACAATATTATTTTTTAAACAATAGGTATTAGCCGCATCCCATTTGGCACTATTAATAACCCATGTAATTTTTTCTTTTTTAGAAGCATTTTCTTTTAAAAAGGTTTGTTTTTTTGGTTTTACTTCTATCATCCAATTTTGTAACCCCTCGTGGTTTTTAAATTGAATTAAAAAATCTGGAAAATAGTTGTGTATCTTCTTATCTATTGGATTGATATATGGGATTGCAATTTCTTCTGAAGACCATTTAAGAATACTTGGATGATCATCACAAAATTTGCAGACATTCCTTTCCCACATAGATCTACAGACAATCTTAGAGGAATCTCCTGCATATTTTTTAATATTCTTTGGATTAAAAACCGATCTATATGCCATAATAATATTTAGGTAATTTCTCTAAATATTACTATATGGCTAAATATTCTTTTAAATATCCCACTGGTCTTCCTGCAGCTGAACAACCATTATTTTTAAACTTTTTTGCAGCAAATTATTCTTTAAAAAATAATGAACGAACAAGATGGGGTGTTATTAATAGAGCTTTTGCACACCTTCAGTTACCAATGCCCAAAGAACCGGGCTATTTAATTGCACATGAATTTGGTCAAAGTAACAACAATCCTGTTGGACCAATGTTAACTAGATCTGGTATCGCAAATGCTGGGGGTGGTGCTGGGGGTGCAATGAATGTATTAGCACGTGCAGCTCAACCGGCTACATTTTATTGGGAACGTATGTTTGCTACATCAACATATCGTAGATTTAGTAATATTGCTGAAGCTACTATGGTATCTGAAGGAAGAAAAAAGTATTTCTTTCAATATTTACTTGTACCAAAAAATGAAGAAGATAGTGTCGCTATTGAAGAAATTGTTGGTACCTTTAGAAAGTCTTCATATCCAACAGTTGCTTCTGGATTACCAGAACGATCATATCCACAAAATTTATGGTCACTACAAGTTACAAAGGGTAATGTAGATGCCTTTGGTGGAGAAGCAAACTTAACAGCAAACTGGTTAGGAGAACCTATGGTATGTGTTCTAGAAACTGTAAAAGTAGAAAAAAATGATGCCAGCGATCCTGTTGTTCGATATCTTCCTAATGGTGGTTCTTCTATGACTTTACTGGGTCTTGTCTTTTCTGAATTTGAAACTGGAACATATGATGAATCCGTAAATGCACTTAGATCCAAATCTGAAATATCTACCGCCTATTTTGGTACCTCCTCATGAAATTTTTTAAAAACTTACCTAAAATTAATTTTACCAGTTCTATTGGAACTTATAGTATTTCTGATTTTTTTACTTATCTGGATGTAGAGCATGCTCCTATAAATGAAGGTACAATTAATATTGATGATAAAACAACATTAATTGAAGCATCATATAAATTTTATAATGATACTAATACTTTATGGGCATTTGTTGCAGCTAATAATGTTATTAACCCATTTGACCTATTAGCCCCAAATACTATAACATTTCAAAAAAGTATTGTAGGTAAAATTAATTTAACTTTATTTGATGACCCAGATGATGTTACGGGTGGTATAGCGTTGCCAGTTGGGAGTATACTATTACCTAGTATTGGGAATATAGGTCCATCATACAGTTATGGATTTACTGGTAATTATAATTTGTATGGTGCATTAGCTGTAGTTGAAGAATCATCTTTTTATGATGGCAACATGGTCATAGGTAGTCAAGTAGGTGGACCTGCATTTATTGTTGTAGGGGCACCAACAGAAAAAGTAATTGCTCTTCAAAAAAATACAGATGGATCTTTTACAAATCGGTTGGGATGGTATACAGGTAATAAAACAACTTTGGGTCAAAAAGTTATTAAAATTGTTGAAAGTACTGATGGTAAGATAATCATTAAAGGCAGTACATCTAGCAAGGTTACCATTGATGAATTGTTACCAAAATCACCTCCAGTTAAAGGTGCTGCAGCAACCACCACTACCACTTCTACAGTATCACAAACAGTTGCTGACACATCTAAAATAATTCAAGCATATACACCAAGTGAACTTGGGCTAATTCAATCCTCATTTGTGACTACTAAGTATAATTGATATGACAAATACTGACTCACGTTTTAATCCTGCGTATTCTACAATAAAATCTATAAGTTTATTGGCAACACGAGATTCTAATCCAGATTCTGGATTTGATGTTGTTAGACAAAATACTCAATGTAGATATGAACGATTAGAACTTGTAGAAAATATTAATGATGTTTTACCAACCGGTTGTTTAATTGTTACTGACTTACAAGATATTGTAACGTTTATAAATGGATTTTCGTATATTTCAATTAGTTTTTTTTCTGGTGATCCAATTTTAGGTTCAATTACAAGTATATCTTATATCAATAATGCGGCTTCTGATAGCGATGATACTATTGTTGCAATTAATTTTACTAATTCATATTATAAGTACTTTTCTACCAAATCTTTAAGTGCATTACTTACATATAAAAAGCCTATAGTTTATACAGTAGATGAATTTGTAACACAATTAAAATTTACTTTTGGTTCAGTAGCCAGAGGATATCAAGATAGTGCGACAAATTACTTTTTATATAAACCTCTGACCCCCTATGGAAGTGGAGATGAAACTACCCCAGATAATGCCATTGAAATGATGAATTATTTGAGTACATCAGCCATTGATAAAAATGGAGATCCTAATTTTCTTTTTTGGACTTCTTTTGGTGGAGCAGTGAACTTTAAGTCATTTAAAAGAGATATTACATCAGATGCGGAGTATGGAAATGCAAATAACATAGCAGTCTATGATGGTGATTCCGTAATACAAAAATTATCTGATGGTAAAGTATATCGTAAAGCCTATTTTGTTGCATCAAATCCAGCATTACAATGGATTTCTAAAAATTATTATTATATTCGTAAAACACCAAAATACTTAGATTCTATTATTTTAGATTCTGGTGCATCTGGTTTTACTGGAAGTGATTTAGCAATAGCTCAACAAAGTACTACATTAAAAAATTTAACGTTTCAATTTCAAGATGACGGTCAAAAATATAATATTGATATAGTTAGTATAGATGGTCGTGGAACTCAGGCACCAGATGGCGGTGATCATATTCTTTCCGAAAATGCTTGGGGATATTATGATCCAACTATACCAACAAATGATAAATCAATTCCCAACATGTTGTCCAATCAATATGGAACCGATTTAAACTATAAAAATTTAAATTTTATGGGATTAAAAGAAGTTATGCCATTTTTAGATAGTCCAGATATGTGGAAAAATATGTTTGATTTGACTCCAATACATCCACACTATCCGGAGCAAGATAGTGTGACTCCTGGTTCTCTTTTAAGTGGAGATGCAACACATTTACAAAAAGTTATGGATATTAGATATGAGGTATTTGCTGGGGCATCTGGACCATCAGGAGCATCTGCTGCTGCAAGTAGATTAGAAGAAATTAGAAAAATTGAAGCGCAAAATTTTGTAATGTATTCTTTATGTTGTATGGGGAAAAAAGAAGATTGTTTCTTTGCTGTATTACAAAGATATGAACCAGATAACACTTACTATGGTGTAACGGGTGCATCTGATCCAATATTTCCAGGTTCTGCTAAATTTTATAGGTATAAATGGAATAAAATATTATTTGAACCGGGTTATGAAGGTGTAACGTGTGGAACGTGTGGAAGTTCTGGAGCATCTGCTGGTGTATCTGGTGCCACATCATATAGTCATCAATTAGAAAAATGGTGTTTAGACCCAACAACCAAATCAAGTGAGAAACAAGATGATACTTGGGCTATTAATTTAAATGAACGTGGTTTATCTGGTGCGTATTTACCACCTGGGTGGGTTAGCCCATCATTAGCATCATTCAAATTTAGACCAATCGGATCAACAATAAACTCTACATTTGGATCTGATGGTGGAGATATTTCGCACATTGCTAGAATCTGTATTGAACAGATTGATGCAAAAACACGAGTAACTTCATTCTGGATTGAAAATGTATTAGATGGGACATGTTAAAAGTAGGATATTAAATGTCATCAAAACAAATATATACATACGGTACAAATCACGGACAAGAAGCATTTTATCCTGTTATAAGCAGACACACATATGAGTGTGCAAATTCATCTATTACACGTGGTGTAACAAGTACACCTGGATCTATAGAAGAATGTTTTGAAAAATTTCCTAGCGTTCAGGAGATTGCTGAAGCCGTTGGGTTTTATAAGGGTGCAGTAGACGGAACATCTGGAAGTCCTGGTGGTGCAGCTGGTACATCTGGGAGTTCAGGTGGATTTACACTATGGGAAGGCCCAACTGGTTGTCCACCAACAAATAATAGATTTACTTCATCTGAACCGGTAGATATATATTTTGATACTCCCAATGAAGAGTGTACTAAAATTAATAGTGTCTTAGGTACGGACTGGTTGGGTTGTCTTTGGGGAACTCCTTCCGCACCATATAGTTGTATATGTCCTGAAGTAAATCCTAATTACGAGGCATATATTAAACTTAGATTAAATGTAGCATCTTTTTGGAATACTCCTGTTGAAACACCAGTAAAAAGAGCAGAATTTATTGATGCATTAAAATATGGGTCAAAAATTGATGTAACCATTGCAGGTGATTTTAATCTCAAAGTAGGATCTATTGTAAATTTACGCATAAATGGAATTAGTAGTAGACCATATTCTGCTGTAACTCCATCAGCAAATGGATCATATTATATTACGGGTATTAAACACGTTATTACAAATTCTGGTACACATGAAAGTGCATTGGCATTAACTCAGCTGGCTCCGCTTGCTGGTGGAACCTTTTAATATTTCATATTATTTTTAGTATAAATATTGTAATGCCTATTAAAGATTTTTCAATATTGTTTGAAAAGATAACTACCAATACTAATAAAAAAGATATTGGTGTAGTTAGTGGTTTTAATGCATATTCACAATATATTGAAAATGTGTGTAAAACACAAAAAGGAGAATTAATATCTAATATGGATTTAGGTTCCAATTATTTTAATTTTATCTTTAATGGTAAAGCAGATGTTGGATCACTAGAAAGTGTAATGGCTGCATATATTCAAACCGCAATACCTTCTATAAACAAGGTAAAGGTAAAATTACAATTTTCATCTGAAACGGTGTTTCAATTTTTAATTACATATTCAATTTCAAATGGAATCAATAGCCAATCTGATGCATCTACATTTATCGAGGTATACCTATAATGACATATCAACTAAAAAATCTTAATGTAGCTTCTTTGGACTTTGATGATATTAAATTATCATTAGTTAACTTTTTTAATCAACAACCTGATTTAGCTGATGTAGATTTTAAAAATGATGCAAGTGCTGCAAATTTGTTGGTAAATATTTTAGCAACAGTAACAGCATATAATGGAGTATATGCACAATTTGGATATATAAATTCGTTTGCTACGACTACCACTTTAATGCAAAGTTTATTAGGAATAGCATCTAACAATTCTATTTTAATAGCCCCATCGCTCAGTGCGACTACAAATAGAACTATTACAACAATAGGTGCAACTTTACAAGATTATACAACTTTTAGTGCATCAACAACAAAAGCATCTGGTGCATTCTTTTTTAATATTGATTCAATACCATCCAATAAAAGTAGTTCTATTACTTTATATTCTGGATATGATGTTATAAGTTATACAAATTATGATTATGTAACTCAATCATGTCAACTACCATATTCTATTGATCCACGAACAATTAGCTTTTATGAATCTGTAACCAATTCCGGAATAGTTACAAAGTGGACACGTGTTGATAAGTTTTCACCCACAAGTACTGGAAATGACAAAACATTTACAGTTATTAATGGTCCAAAGGGATATATTGTAACTAATAAGTTTGTTACATCCAAAGAAATAACCACATCCAGTACAGTATTAATTAAAGCCATTTCTTCAAATGGTGCTGATGCAAATAATTCTTCTATATCAAATAGAAGTGATGCTGTTTTTGTTACATTCCAGGTTCCTACTGGAGGATATGATGAACTATCAGTATCTGAAGCACGATATAGTTTATTGTTTAATGCCACAGGTCAAGACAGATGTGTAACAATAAATGATTATATTAATGCAATTTTAAGTTCTGGAATTTCTGGAACCAATGATGAAAGTTTAATAACTGTTAAAAATAATTGTTGTGTTCCAGGTATAATTGATATATATGTAAGTGGTTTATCGGCAAGCAATCAAAGTGGTTTAATGGAATATTTGACCACACGTTGTGTGGCTGGTATCAGATTGGTGTATCAACTATGATTACAGTTTTCAATGGACAACCTGTAACAATTGATACTAAAATGCTTTTAACTTCTCAAAGAGCAGCTGAATTGCTTGGAAGTGATTATAAAAGCTTCATAACAGAACCATGGTTGGGAGATAAACTTACTATTTCTTCTTTATTTCCACAGTGGATTATAAAAGCATATGAAAATAATACTACAAATATTGCTGTAATACCTATAGTAAAAAATTATATGAGATGGCTGTTAAGCCAAGAATATGGGTATGGAGCACAGTTAAACTGGGAAAATATTAGAGTTCCTTTATACATTAATTCTATATTTTTAGAAGCATTAGCGGATTTTTATTTTCCTGGAGCCGATTTTTCACAAGAACCATTAAAATCAATATTACCTAATATTAGAAGATTTTTAATTAGGTCTGATCAAAATTATTTTAATGTTAAAGGAACACCAACAGCAATAAAATATATAATTTGTTCGTTATTAGGTTTTAATTTGTCTGATGTCTCTGTATTTACAGGAAGTTATGTTACAATGGAAATAAAAATTGCAACAGCACAAGAGGCATCATTTGAAACTTTCAAACCATTTTTATCCAAGTATGTAATTCCGGCAGGAATTTCTGTAAACTATACTACTATATAATCTTATGTTTAAAAAAATGATGATGTTTGCTGCTTCTTTAGCTTCTAGAGGAATAAGCAATACAAAAACCGATGTTCAAACAAAACAACTTAGGGTTTTATCGTGTTTTGGTGGCAGTACTATTAACACACCTTGTGTGTTTTTAAAAACTAGTTCAGTAGATTCAACTAAAAGTTATTGTGGGGGTTGTGGCTGTGGTGACAAACCACATACATGGTTACTTCAAAGTTCTGAGGAATATTCAAAATTGGATTATCCGGTTTTAAATTGCCCAATGCAGATGCCTGGATTTAGTAATTATGATCCAAATTTTAAACCAATAGAAGTAAAATTACGAAAAGAAATGATTGAAGAAATTGATCCAAAAGAATTGGAATTGATTCAAGTAACAATAGGATCCAGTGAAGAAAAAGAACAGTTGATAGATAAAATAAACAAAATTGTTGAGAATTCATAAATATTTCTATGTCTATTACTACCCGACAAGAATTTATTGATTACACATACCGCCGTCTTGGTGCTCCTGTAATTCAAATAAATATTGATGCAGAACAGGCTGAAGATCGTTTAGACGAATCTTTAGAATATATGCACGAACGCCATTTTGATTTTAATGAACGTGCTCAATTTATTGTGCCTGTAAGTCCTACAAATATTTTAAATAAATATTTTGATACTAGTAATTTTGGTTTTGCAGTAGGTGCTCAGGGAGTAACATCAGCAAGTACAGGTATAACTGGATATTGGCCTGCAGCATCAGATATCAGAACTATTACCAAAGTTTATAAACCAGGTAATCAAGTTGGAGATTATATGTTTGATCTTAGATATCAAATGACACTATTTGATTTCTTTGGTTTATATTTTAATCAAGGTGGATTAGCTCAAGGGCCTATGGCATCATATATGGAAAGTATGTCATACCTACAGTTAATTAACGATGTGTTTAATTATCCGGTATCATACACTTATACACGAACAACTAATAGACTATTTTTAGAAACAGAATATGCAAAACTTGTAGCTGGATCTTATATGATGGTTGAAGCATATGTTCAGGTTAATCCAGACTATTACTCAAAAATCTGGGGAGATCGTATATTTCAACGACATTATTCTGCCATGTTAAAAAAACAATGGGCACAAAACTTAATGAAATATGCTGGTATGCCGCTTCCGGGTGGGGCTCAACTAAATGCTGGTGCAATGATGGCTGATGCTATTAGAGAATTAGATGCTATTGAAGCTATGTTGTTGAAAACACAAGAACTCCCAGTAGATCCAATGATTGGTTAAAATGGCAACAAATCCATATTTAAATTTAACTTCGTATGGTCCAGAACAAAATCTTATTGAAGATCTTACTGTAGAATTGATTCAAGGTATGGGACAAGATTGTTCGTATGTTCCTAGAAAATATTTTAATATTGATAAAATATTTGGTGAAGATCCAGCATCGTCTTTTGAAAAAGCATACACCCTAGAGATGTATGTTCAGTCATATAAAGGTTTTGATGGTACTGATGTTATTACACAATTTGGTTTAGAAATTAAAGATAAAATTACATTATTATTTGCTAGACGCAGATTTAAACAAGAAATTACTAATTTAGATTCTACGATCACACGACCCAGAGAAGGAGATTTAATATACTTTCCTTTATCTAAATCTCTTTTTGAAATTAATTTTGTAGAACATGAAAACCCGTTATACCCATTAGGTAAACTATATTCATATCAAATAACTGCAGAACTATTCACTTACAGTTATGAAAAAATAGATACCAATATTTCCGCAATAAACAGTCCATATACTTCAACGCAAGGATTTTCTGGATCTATACTTATTCCATTGGCTAATAATCTGGGAACTACTCTTGGAATCAATGATGTTCTTAAAACTGAAGGAAATAGTTATGGATTTGATCCAAACAATCCATTTGATGATTGTGGATCTACCAGTGGAACTGAAGGATGTAATTAACTTTAAGGAATTTTATGTTTAACTATTTTTATAATCAAAATTTAAGAAAATTAGTTGTAGCATTTGGAGCACTGTTCAGCGATATTGACGTTGCTCATACTGATCCCGATGGTGGAACTCCTATAAAAATAAGAGTTCCTATTCATTATGCATCACAAGAAAAATTTATTCAACGTTTATTACAGCCATCATCTATAACTCCTGGAACTCGTATTGAAACACAACTTCCAATTATTAGTTTTATGATGAATACTATATCTCCAGACCCATCACGAAGATTAGGAAGATTTTCAAATAATAGTAATTTAAATGGATGTCAGTCAACTGGTAGTAAAATTTCTATACAAACACCAGTAAATGTATCGTTTAATTTGTTTGTATATACCCGACATACAGATGATATGTTACAAATTATTGAACAAATTATTCCAAATTTTCTTCCAGAGCATATAATTCAATTAGATATGAACAGTGTTCAAACTAACTTAAATATTCCTATAACTATGGTGAGTAATAATTTGAGTGAAAGATATGATGGTGATTTTAATAGCCGTAGATTAAATATTGCCTCTTTTCAATTTTTAGCCAAATCATGGATCTTTGGTGAAATTGAACCTGTTACCGCCATAAGTAATACTGTAACCAATCCAATTATTGACTTTGATTGAGTCTTATGAATATTAATAAAAATTTAGCAAAATTGTTTAATGTGAATGAACCAAAAGAAATTACTGTAAAACCATCTGCAGGTGGCACATTTGACAATAATAATTTTCAAAAAGATTATGAATTTGTTCAATCTAATTTAAAAGATTTGCTTGGTAATGGAAATATAGCACTTGAGAGTGCATTAAAGGTTGCTACTGAATCCGATAGTCCAAGAGCATTTGAAGTAGTTGCGATTTTATTAAAAACAATGGCAGATCTAAACAATACTGTTTTAGACGTTCATAAGAAAGCCAAAGATACTACAGCATCAACAACAAAAATTTCACAAACAAATAATTCAGTTTTTGTTGGGTCAACCAAGGATCTTCAAAACCTCTTAAATAAAGATAGAAGCACCGATAAAATAATCGAAGCAGAGGTTGTGAATAATGAGTCTGAACAACGGTAATCAAGGATATAGAAATAACCCAAAACTAAAGCCACCTGGCATTGATATTCAGTATACTAAGGAGCAACTGGAAGAATATGTTAAGTGTGCTAATGATCCAGTATATTTTTGTAGTAAATATGTAAAAGTAAAAACTCTTGATAAAGGTATTATGCCTTTCAAGTTGTATGATTATCAAGAAGAATTTGTAAAACAAATCCACCAAAATAGATTTGTTATTTCAAAATGGCCTCGTCAATCTGGTAAATCTACATCTGTTATTGGTTATATTTGTCATTATGTAACCTTTAATCAAAGCGTAAATGTTGCTATTCTTGCCAATAAGTTAAAGACAGCAAAAGATGAATTATTTGCTAAACTTCAATTAGCATATGAAAATCTACCACACTTTCTACAACAAGGAGTAGTAGAATGGAACAAGACGAGTTTTAAATTGGAAAACGGGTCTAGAGTGGTCTGTGACGCAACTTCGTCTTCAGCGATCCGTGGTGGCTCTTATAACCTATTGTTGTTGGATGAGTATGCGTTCTTACCTTCGCATATTGCCGAAGAATTTTATTCTTCCACCTACCCAACCATTTCGGCAGGTTTGACTACCAAACTTATCATTGTTTCTACTCCAAATGGTATGAATCACTTTCATAAACTTTGGGTAGATGCTAATCGTCCAATGGGGCACAAACTCAAAAATAGATTTGTACCTGTAGAAGTTGACTGGACTCAAGTTCCAATAACCCCAGGTGGACCTAGACGCAATGAAGAATGGGCAGAAGAACAGATTGCCAATACAAGCCAAGAACAGTTTAACCAGGAGTATGGTTGTAGTTTCTTGGGTTCATCTAATACCCTAATTTCATCTACAAAGTTAAATGTTCTAGCTTCTGAAGAATTTTTAACAGAAAATGCAGAAGGTTATAGAATATTTGAATTGCCTGATAAAGATAAAACTTATTTTTTACAGGCAGACGTATCTCGGGGTCAGGGTGCTGATTATTCTGCATTTACAATAATTGAGGGCTCTACAACACCATATAAGATCGTAGCATCCTATAGAAATAATACTATAAGTCCATTTAGTTTCCCAACTGTTATTAGAGATGCTGGAAAAACGTACAATAATGCTTATGTTCTCATTGAAACCAATGATTTGGGTGGGCAAGTATCACACATTTTACATTCCGATCTTGAATATGATAATGTATTAATGACCAAAGTATTGGGACGTAAAGGTCAAGTTTTGTCTCAAGGATTTGGCGGTGTTGGTAAAAATGAGATGGGTATCAGGACAACTGCACAAACAAAGAAGATTGGTTGTGCAATTTTAAAGCGATTGATTGAAGAAGATAAACTTCTAATAAATGATGACCGTATTATTACTGAGTTGATGTCATTTATATCAAAATCAAATACCTATAAAGCCGAAGACGGACAACATGATGATTTGGTCATGTCTTTAGTATTTTTTGCTTGGTTGACAAGACAAGAGTACTTTAGTGATTTAGTAGAACAATCGAAATTTAATTATGAAGAAGCGGCAAAACCCGAAGATGACAATGTTTTATTTGTAGCTCAAGAAAAAAATGGAGATGATGGTGAAGAATTTTCTCAAGGGGGCGTTATCTGGTATCCCACATAAAATGCTAAATATTTGGACACCATAAGGAAATTAAATGCCATCACTCAGCTCCTTCATAAACTCAAGTCAATATTCGCTAGAAAGTACAACCAACCCTTTATTGGCTGGTATGCAATTGGGTTCCCCATATGTTGCTCCAGTATTTAATGGTGTTTCTGGAGCGGCAGGAAACAATCCTGGTGGACTATTTGGTTGGCTTGTTTACTCTCGTTCAACGGTATGGCCTCCATCTACCCTTGCAAAAGGTAATACTACAGATACATATATTGTTTATACTAACCCACAAGATTTTGTTGGAGATTTAAATGCCTTGAGTGGAGTTACCAGTTGTCTTATTACTGCACCAAATTCTGGTGGAACGTTTGGATTATTTCAAACAGATGGAACAGACGGTCTTTTTATAAAATTAAAGGCATTAACTAACGGTAATGATTTTCTCTTTGCGATAAATTATTTGGCATATGGTGGAACTTTAATTGTTACCGGCAGTCCCGCTGGATTTAATCAATATCAAGCAGATAAAGAAAATATATTAGATGTCATTATTGGGCAAGCAGGAACTACTCAACTATGTCAATGGATGATTAATCAACCATATACAGCGGGTGTTTTTCCATCTGATGCAGATGCTAGTGGTATAACTGGTAATGGATATACTCTAGCAAATTATACGACCTTATTGGGTAGTTCATCTTTAACTACAGGATCAACAGTTGCTAATAGATTGTTTAACGTATATGGATTAAAAACGGTCACAGCCGTTGACACAACCACACTACTATCAAATAGTAAGCTAACATACACGATACCGGCTGTATCCGATGTAGGTGGATTCTTTACTAGAGCCAAAAATAGAAATGAAACATATTTAACAGTAGCCGGAATTGATAGAGGTACTGTTTTAAATGGTAATATTATTAATCCAATTGATTGGCAAGATACGTTAAAAACCACATTACGTACCAATAGAGTAAATTTCTTTGTAAATTATAATCCAAAATTCTTAGGTTCAGATTTGGTAGGAGCTACTGCCAATGCATTAATTTCATCAGACGATAGAATTGGACCATCAAGATTGCGTTCGGCATTATCACAATCTATGACATCAATTGGTTTGAAATATCTATTTGATCTTAATAATGCAACTACAAGAGCTCAAGTAAGAGCAGAAATTCAAAGTTCATTAGATCCATTTGTTAGCTACATTGATACTTCGGCTACACAAATAATATGTGATTCTTCTAATAATACTGATAATTCTTCTACTCTTAATATGACTGTAATTATCAAACCAATATTGAGTATTGATAGTTTTGCAGTTAACATAACACTCACACAATAATGGGCATCAATAATTCTATAACCAAATTTAAAGATGGGTTCAATGGTGGAACTAGAGCCAATAGGTTTTTAGTTACACCAACATGGCCTTCTGGTGTAGTAGTTGATAGATTAGATACACCATTTAAAATTGTATCCGCATCTTTACCTTTAGTCCAAATTAATACCATTAGTGTTCCATATCGTGGTAGACAAATTACATTTGCTGGAGATCGTCAATATAGTACGTGGGCTGTAGGAATATACGATGATAATAATGTGAACAATCTTTGGAAAGGAATGCAAAAGTGGGTAGAACTACTAGATGGTCATTATACTCACAAAGTATATCGTGATGATTATTCATATAAACAGTTACAGACGACATGGAATATTCAACAACTGGGACTAAATGGAGACGTATTAAAAACAATTTATTTGTATAAATGTTGGCCTTCAGTTATTGGAGAAATTAACTTGAATATGGGTGAAGTGGGTTTTGTTGGGTTTAGTGTCACATTAACTTTTGATCATATAAAAATAGTAGATAATTATAATGTGAATACATCAAATAACTCTAACCAATAACTATGCTAATAGATTTTAAAGATAATTTCTTTGGTGGTACTCGATCAAATCGTTTTAGAATTGATGGTAATTTTCCCACAGGTGGTGGTTTTACTGATTTTCATGTACGGTCATCAACCATTCCAAATATTTCATCTAAAACACTAAGTTATGATTATTTTGGAAGAAAATTTCATTATCCTGGTGAAAAAGAATATGGAACTTGGTCGTTTCAAGCATGGGACGACACAGGAGTAAACAATATTTGGGGAAGATTACAAAAATGGCATGATACAATAAATAACCATGATACAAATGTATCTGATTTAAATGCATCAAATTATAAAGCAGATAATTGGATAATACAGCATTTAAACTTAAATGGTGAAGATAGTACACAAACTCCAGTGTTAAAACAATTTAGATTATATGGGTGTTGGCCAGCAGGTATTCAACAAGTTACTTTAAACATGGGTAATCCAAATACGTTAAATAGTTTTAACGTTATTATTGTTTTTGATTATCTTGAAATTATGAATGTGACTAATCGAACTTAAGGTGAAATATGGAAATTGATATATTTGGATTTCAATTCGGAAAAAAGAAACCTACTCAAATAGAGAAGGAAAATGATGCTTTACAATCATTTAGTGCCCCAGAAGTTTTTGATGGGACGGTAACGGTTGAAGCAGGTGGCTTCTTTGGCACTGCATTAGATTATGCATCTACAATGCGTGATGAAGGTCAGTCCATCATTCAATATCGTAATATGTCAGTATATCCAGAATTAGATAACGCAATTGATGAAATTGTTAATGCGTCTATTGTTCCGGGTACTGATCATAAACCAGTAAAATTAGATCTTACTAACTGTCCTATTTCTGAAAATATTAAAACTAAAATCTATAAAGAATTTGAAACAATAATACACTTATTAGACTTTAATCATAAATCATATGAAATATATCGTAGATGGTATATTGATTCTAAACTTTATTATAATTTAATAATCGATAAAGATCTTCCAGGTGAAGGTATTCAAAATATCGTTCCTATCGATCCATTAAAAATCAAAAAGGTACGTAAAGTACGTAAAGAGATGGATAGATCAATGGCTGGAAGTACACCAGTACAGATGATTAAAGAGATTGAAGAATTCTTTATTTACACTAACAATGATAAAGAATCTTATATTATGACTGGTCCACAGGGACTGCATTTATCTACAGATAGCATTGTATATGTACCATCTGGTTTAGTTGATTTAAATAGTAAACGTGTTTTAGGTTATCTACACAAAGCCATTCGTCCACTGAATATGTTGCGACAAATGGAAGATGCTCTTTTAGTTTATAGAATTGCACGTGCACCAGAACGCAGAGTATTTTATGTCGATGTTGGTCAACTTCCAAAACAAAAAGCTGAACAATATATGCGGGATATGATGAGTAGATTTAGAACAAAACTCACATATAATCAAGATACCGGTGAAGTTCGAGATGATCGTAAGCATCTTTCAGTATTAGAAGACTATTGGTTACCTAGACGTGAAGGTTCGCGTGGAACTGAGATTACCACTCTTCCAGGCGCACAATCTCTGTCTCAAATTGAAGATGCAGAATATTTTAAAAAGAAACTATATGGTTCTTTAAATGTTCCACTAAGCCGTTTAACTCCAGAAAGCAATGGATTTAATATGGGGCGGTCAAGCGAAATTACAAGAGAAGAAATTAAGTTTTATAAATTTATTGATAGACTTAGATTCCAATTTTCTCAACTGTTTATGGATACTTTACGTGTTCAATTACTATTAAAAGGAGTAATGACAGATGAGGATTGGCGAGTGCTTAAATCAGATATTAAATTTGTTTTCAATACAGATAATTATTTCTGGGATCTAAAAGAATCTGAAATTCTTTCTGAACGTTTAAAAATGCTTTCATTTGTTGAGCCATATATTGGTAAATATTTTTCTACGGAATATGTAAAGACAGAAATTCTTAAATATTTACCAGAACAATTGATAGAACTAGAAAAACAAATGGTAACAGATCGTCAACGAATCGCCCAAGAACAAGCAGCAATAGCTGCTCAACAGGCAGCAGGACAACAACCACAACAATAATGGAAACTGAAAGTAAAAAGTTATTAAAAAAAGGAATCATAAGCCTTTTGCCAGAAAACAATGATATTTTTAAACAAAATATTATTGATGCTTTGGTATTTAAAATCCATGAAAATGTAGATATAACCAAGAAATTGATTGGAAAAGAGTTGTTATTTCGAGAAACACCTACCCCACAATCTCCTGAATTACTGGAATTTATAGAATTTGTTAATAGTTGTGTTCCGGGTACATATATGTTTCAAAACAATTCAAATATAAATATTACAGAATCTGACATAAGTTCATTAAAACAGTTATTTGAATCCCTAAACCCAAGTAATAGAGAGAAAATGGTTTCAGATATTTTAAAAGACGGATCTGTATTTAAACAACACTTAGCATTTTCGAAGAAAGCACACAAACTCATATGAAAAATAATGTTCGCCAATTAATCAAAACCGTAATAGAAGAAAATGCCGTTGCGTTTAAAGATCAGACTGCTAAAGTCCTTTATGGCAAAATTGGAATGCGTCTTCAAGAACAATATAAGTTAGTTGCTAAAAATATAATGGGAAAGACCAATAATCAATGAAACTTATTACAGAATTAACTGAAGATATAAAATATATTAAAGAAAATACTGGCAATGGAGATAAGAATTACTTCATTGAAGGTACTTTTATGCAATCGGGTGTTAAAAATAAAAATGGTAGAGTTTATCCACAAGGAACTCTTGCCAAAGAAACTAACCGATATATCAATGAATATGTAAATAAAGGTCGTGCTCTAGGAGAACTTAACCATCCTACTGGACCAACAGTTAATCTTGATCGTGTCTCACATATCATCAAAGAACTGCATGAAGATGGTAATTCTATTTACGGTAAAGCTAAAGTTTTGGATACCCCAATGGGAAAGATTGTAAAAAATCTTATTGATGAGGGTGCACAATTAGGTGTATCTACTCGTGGTATGGGTTCATTAAAAGCTAAGAATGGATATCAAGAAGTTCAAGAAGATTTTATGCTTGCTGCTGTTGATATTGTTGCTGACCCATCAGCTCCAAACGCCTTTGTAAATGGAATTATGGAAGGGCGAGAATGGATGCTTGTTGAGGGTTCATGGCAAGAACGTCAAATAGAGGAAGCCAGAAAACTTATTAAGAATTCATCTAGTCGTAATTTAAATAAAAATATTGTTAAGGTATTTGAAGAATATTTTAATAAACTTAAATGAATTCATTTTTACAAAAATCTACAAAAAATTATTTGATTGAGGCACTTCAAATGCACCTCACAAGTAATCCTGCCAATGAATATTATAATACTTTAAAAGATTATTATGTTATATCAGAAGCAGAAGATGGTAGTACACGTGCAAACGCCAAAGTAGATAAAAAAGATAACCAAGTTGATCCTAGTAAAGTTGCTGCAGTTTCTGCAGTACAACAATCTGCGGTTACTGCAACACAACCTAAACCAAAGAAACAAAAAAAAGTTACTGAAAAAGATGTAGCTGGTGGTGGTAGTGGTACTGGTGGTCGTAAAGGTATTGATGATAAAAATGACAACAAGAGTATGGGTGGTATCTTGTTCAATGACCAAAAGGGTACAGATATTCCAGCTGCAGTAGGATTGTATGGTGCTGGTAAAATAGCAGATACTGCAGCAGATGCTATAGATGCCTTTGGTGGACAAGCTGTTGGTGATACATTATCAAAATTTGTTCCAGCGGGTTTGGGTAATGTACCTGTTGTAGGTGCTTTTGCTAAATCCGCTGCATCTAAACTTTTTTCTGGTATTCCTGGTGCTGCATCCAAAGTTTTAAGACAAGTTAGTGATATTAGTGGAGCAAATTGGTTTGATGCTAATATTGGTAATATTGGTAACAGTGCAAACGAACTAGCAGCACAGGGTGCAGGCTCACCGTGGACAAAATTACTAGTACCAAAAACCAGCAAAAATCCACTAACTCCATATGATCCGTTTAAAGAACGTAAGAAAAAAGTTGCAGATGCACAGTTTGCAGCTAAAGAAGCAAAATTAAAACAACAAGGATTGATTCCGTAATTATAGAAACTACTAAATATTTCACAAGGATTACTTTATTATGAAAAAGACACAAAAGAAGAATATTTCTGAAGCCGCTGCCGAAGCCATGGGCCTCGGATCGTACTCATTATCAAATGGTCAACCAAATTTTGATGCGACTGGTAAAGGAGATATGATTGCTCAACCCGTTGACTTTGGTGGTGCTGCAATGGCACAAGCCCAAGTTCCAATTGGTGCTGGTATGGCTGCACCAGTTCAAATGCAATCGTCTTCAGAGGAAGAACCTGAAGAAGATATGGAAGAAGAGATGGAAGAAGAAGAAACTGATGATACCGAAGAAACTAACGAAGAAGCCAAAGCAGATTTCCGTGATGCTTTAGTATCTCTTTTAGGTGAAGATGTTTCCCCATCATTGGTCAGTCAATTAGAAGGTATCTTTGAAGCTGTTGTAGCTGATCGAGTTGAGAAGAATGTTGCTGTTATTGTTGAGAAAGTTGACAGCAATGTAAAGTCATATCTTGAAAACGTTACCGAATCACTCGTTGAAAAGGTTGATGATTATCTTGACTATGTTGTTGAAGAGTGGATGACTGAAAACGCTGTTGCAGTCGAACAAGGTGTTAAAACCCAAATCGCAGAAAACTTTATCAGCGGTCTCAAGAATCTTTTCGAGAATCATTACATCGATGTTCCAGCAGAAAAGTATAATGTTCTTGATGAACTTTATTCTCACAACATGGAACTTGCAAATAGACTCAATGAATCCATGAAAGTTAATATGGATCTTAAGAAGGAAGTTTCCTTAACAGAGTGCGCAGGTATCTTTGTTGCTGAAAGCCGCGATCTTGCTGACACACAAGTTGCCAAACTACAAAATCTAATGGAAAGTATTAATTTTAATACTCCAGAAGAATATCGTGAAAAGCTCGTTGCTATTCGCGAAAACTATCTAACCAGAAGTCGTCCTGCTCCAACTCAGTATTCTGAGCCAGAACAGACCTTTTCACCCGTAAATAATGCCCCAACATCACTTGTCGAAAGTTATGTTGGTGCACTAGGAAGACTTAATAAGAAAGTCTAAATTTTCACTTTTACTAAATAATTTTAATCAATAGGAGATTAATAACTTACCATGAATTTTCAAGAAAACACCCCGTATGACATTTTAACCGAGAAGTGGGATCCCGTACTAAGACACGAGGCTCTTCCACCAATCAAAGACGATTATCGTCGAAAAGTTTGTGCAGTTCTTTTAGAGAACCAAGAACAAGCTCTTCGTTCACAACACCTAACAGAAAACATGGGTGCTAATGGTAACCTTGGTGGTCCATCGACCTCTACTGGTTATAATACCGGTCAAGTTTCCGGTTATGACCCAGTACTCATTTCGCTCATTCGTCGTTCTATGCCAAATTTGATGGCCTACGACATCTGCGGCGTTCAGCCGATGACAGCTCCTACTGGTTTGATTTTTGCCATGCGTGCAAATTATCAATTCGGTGGAACTGACAGTGCATATGCTACCAACTATGTTGAAGCTATGTTCCAAGAGCCACAACCATCCTTCGGTGGTTCCGGTTGGACACTAGATGCTGCATTTGCTGCATCTAAGGGTCTTTCAGCTGGTTGGAATTCTGGTACCGGTTACGGTTTAACTGGTGGTCTCATTCCAACAAATGCCGGACTTCAAGCTCTTCGTGGTATCATTACTGCGAACGGTGAAGGCATTGGTAACAATCCACTAAGCTTCAGTGCTGGTGGTACTGGTGGTTACACTAATCCAAAGTATGGTAACTGGAATCAAATGGCCTTTAGCATTGATCGTGTTGCCGTAGAAGCTAAGACTCGTGCACTAAGCAGTAATTACACTGTTGAACTTGCACAAGACTTGAAGGCTGTTCACGGTCTAGATGCCGAAGCCGAACTCGCAAATCTTCTCAGCACAGAAATTCTTGCTGAAATTAATCGCGAACTCGTTAAGACCATCTATTTTGTTGCTAAGAATGGTTCTCAACAAGGCGATCTTGTAGCTCCTGGTACATATGACCTTGATCAAGATTCTGACGGTCGTTGGTCTGCAGAACGTTTCCGTGGTCTTAGTTTCCAAATCGAACGCGAATGCAATCAGATTGCAAAGGAAACTCGCCGTGGTAAGGGTAACTTTATCATCTGCGATAGTGATACTGCTGCTGCACTATCAATGTCAGGATTCATGAATCTTTCACCTGGTATCATGCCGCAACTTTCTGTTGATGATACTCAAAGCACCTTTGCTGGTATCTTGAGTGGTAAGATTCGCGTTTATATCGATCCATATAGCCCAGCAGGACTTAATTTCTTCTGCACAGGTTATAAGGGAGAGTCTCCGTATGATGCAGGTCTGTTCTACTGCCCATACGTTCCGCTCCAAATGGTTCGTGCCGTTGATCCTAATACGTTCCAACCACGTATTGCGTTCAAGACCCGTTACGGTGTAGTTGCTAATCCTTTCGTACTTAACAGTTCAGCTAAACCAGATGCATCTGATTTGACTGCAGGACTTAACCAATACTACCGTCTAACTCGTGTAACACATCTACACGGTAACACGATCTAAGTAATAGGTCAGAACTCAAGTAACAATTCGAAGCCCTCCTCAGAAATGAGGAGGGCTTTTGTTATTAGATAAATAATTGTATGAGCTGTATTTCAAATATCAATCCACTATATAATAGTTACTTTACATTAGTGTTTGGTAGAGGAACTCGTCAATTTGAATTAAATTGTCAAAAAGCCAATTTACCAGGATGTACTGTTCCTGATACGAGTCAACCTACAATTTTTGGTACAACTGTTCCAGTACCAACTATGCAATTTAATTATGAAACGTTAAATACCGAATTTATCATAGATTCAAATTTAACAAACTGGAAAAGTTTATATTCTTGGATGCGTAATATGTCTAACATTGACGATGATACAAGTCATAATTTGGATTATGATGAATGGCATAAAACAGCGACTTTATCAATATATGATCCAATCTCACATTGTTCTACAACAACAGTTACCTTTAAATATATTGTACCAACAAAATTAACTGGTATCAATTTTCAAACCGATAGCTCAGATGCAATAGTACAAAAAGCATCTTGTACTTTTAAATATTCTTATTATTCATTATGTCCAGATGCCCCAAGTATTCTTTCAGGTTCTAATTAAATATAATCTTCGGGGTTATCCGACCAGCTTTCGGCTGAATTTGGATTACTCTCTGGATTAAAAGGTAGTTTTTTAGTTTCAGGATTCATTGTACGGCGTTTTACAGGCTTAGGTGGCTTCGGAGCCTCCTCAACCAATAGATCCTCTACAGAGGGTTCCTGCTGTTCAGATTCTTCTATTTCTTCTAATTCATCGTCAAGTATGACTTCTGACCCCTCAAAGGTGTCAATCATATCATTTACAAAATTTACAAAATCTTCATTATTAAAAAGTTCATTTAGCATCATAAGTCCAGCTTCTGAACCTACAACTAAATCTTCACCACTATTATTCATTATAGATTTTGGATCTACTTGCATGGTATGAAAAAATACATCATACATCTTAGAAAGATCTTCAGTTGGAACTCCTGTATATAATATAGCAGTTCGATTTAGTGAAATTTCTGATAGTTGTAGATTGGATGCATAGTTAGTTAACTTAAAGTATTCAATCAGATCACCACTTTGATCTCTTGATAATGCACAATCAATCTTGGCTGGAAATGATATTACAATTTTATCTAATTGTGCATCACGAACTAAGCCAATTAGTTCGTCACCATTTATAAGTTTAACAACTCTAACAATACCACCAAAGGGAGTTTCTTGTACTTCGTCAGACATAGTAACCCTCCTAATTTATTTATCATCGGTAGGTAGTGGCATTGACATTATTCTGTAATCAAACTTTTCTTTTTTATAAATTTTGATTCGTTCTTCGAAATGCCTATAAACATGGTTTTTATAAGACATGTAACAAAGGTCATCAACGATATCATAAACTTTCAAAGTTTTCTTTTTAGCAGATACTCGTAGACCTCTACCAATACTCTGTAGTAAACGAATTACAGATTTAGTAGGAGAGGCGAGTATAAGATTATCAATGTTGACAATGTTAATGCCAGTACTAGTAGTACCGTAACTCGCAACCAATATGGCATTAGTTTGTGTATCCACGATACGGCGAATAGATTCTCTTGCTTCACTTTCTGTTTTTCCGTGAATAAGATATACCTTCTTATCTGTTCCTGCTGCTTCAATGAGAGCGTGGAGAGGTTTCCCGTGTCCTTCGACGTAATTGAAGAGGATGAGTGTGTTGCCTTTGGTGTGAATTGCGAGTTCTTTGACAAATTCATTCCTCCTACTATTACTTATTATAGCCTTGATTTCATCAGGATATTTTTGCTTCTTCATATCCTGCTTCTCTTGATCTGTATACTTCAATACAATACAGTCAACAGCAAGAGTAGCAAGCAATCCCTTGTTCATAAGGTTCTTTGTATGAATAAATTGTACAGCAGGTCCTAGAATTCCTTCTATGCTTAAACGATGTGCTTGTGCTTGATCTAGTGTGCCCGTAGTGCCAATACGAAACCATGCTTTAGTTAACTTCTGACCAATTAGATTAATTGATTCTGCCTTGGCTTGGTGACATTCATCAAAGAAGATAGCGTCAAACTGATCAAACCATTCTCTGGGCAACTTGTATATAGATTGCCAAGTAGAAACGATTACTTGTTTGTTAGTGTCTTTTTCAAGCCCTGCACTAATTTTATGAATATATTTTCTTGATAGCCAGGAAGGATCTGCCTTTGAGTAATCAAAGAAGTCGGTTTCCATCTGTGTAACCAGCCCTACCGTTGGAACCAAAACTAAAATCTTTCTGTCTGATTTTATTACGGATAGCAGATAGCGGAGCAAGACGTAGATTATTAAACTTTTTCCAGAACCTGTCGGAGATATTATTACACACCTGTGAGCGTTGATAGCGTGAAGAATTGCTTGGCTTTGGTGGGGGTGCATTTTGACCCGCTGCTTCTTTACAGAAACTTTCAGTGTCTCGTAGAAGTCCAGTAGTTTCTCCTCCGTTATGCATAGGGGATTCCTGCTCTCTTTAATGTTTAAAGTATATTGACGATCTTTACAAAACTTACTCAGGTAAGATTTAAGACCTCTTGGTAGGGTTGAAGATAGAATATCAAATAATCGTATCTTACCATCCCATATACGCCGTTTAAACAATGGCATATACTCAGCACCGGGAATCATGAACGAGAAATAATCTCTCAGTTCTTGTTTAACGCCCTTTTCTGTTTTTATATAGTAACGAACTTCGTCTACAGATTCAACTTCTACATCCACTCAATATTTATGGTAAGATTAGACGATACCCTGAGTCATCTTAAACCACTCAATAGCGGACTTAATAGAGAAGTTTCTATTATTGAGAACTTTTAAAAATTCTTCAACCATCTTCACCTTAACTTCAATGACAGCAATCTTTAATTTTAGTTCAATAATCTTAGGATCTGCCTCTATAAACTTTTCTACATCAGTCTTGAGTAGAGTAAGTCCATTTGGATCCTCCCCCCAGGCTTCCAACTCTTCACGACTAGCCTTACCCGTGAAGATTTTCCACTTACGAAGTTTAAGAATTGCCAAATCATTTACCTGCTTACATAGAATTAGTTTAAAATCGGCATGAAGGCATAGGTACTTACTATGCAGTTGAGGAGTTCTAATAGCCTCATTTCCCAATTCTGAGGAGTCAACAGAAGCGTCTTTGGCAATATTGAGTTTAAGGTCTTCTAGATTCATAACGACAGTATAATATAAGTCAAGAAAATGTCAACTAAATAACTTGACATCTTTATAAGTTGTATTATATTTAACATGAGGTTACATGATTCCAAAAATTATTCATCAAATTTGGGTTGGCGATCAATCTAAACGCCCAGACTCACTTATACAAACATGGATTGATAAAAATCCATCATGGCAACATAAATTGTGGACTGATGATAATCTTCCAGAATTAATTTGTAAAAAACAATTTGATGAATGCCCATCTTTACCAGGAAAAGCAGATATACTGCGATACCAACTTTTATATGAAGAGGGTGGATTTTTTATTGATGCTGATTCTGAATGCATTACTCCATTAGATGATTGTTTAACAAACAATCATTGTTTTTGCTGTTGGGAAAATGAAAATGTTAGAAGAGGTCTTATGGCTAATGGATATTTGGCTTCAGAAAAAGGATGTGAGTTGATGAAAACTATTATGGATAGGATTAGTCAATATCCACACATGAATTATCCACCATTGAGTACATGGGAAGTTACTGGACCACTTCTTCTTACTGATACTGCTTATCAAACAAAATATCCTATAACTGTATATCCAAGTTGGTATTTTATACCAAAACACTATTCGGGGATAGAATATCAAGGTTCAGGAAAAATTTACGCAAAACAATATTGGGGAACCACTCCAAACAGTGGTTATGATTATTAATGGAAACAGTTTCAATCGTTTTAAATTCATATCGTAGAACAAGATGGTTTGCTGAACAACATCAAGCTATAAAAAATCAATCAGTGCCAATCAATGAAGTATTTGTTTGGCAGAACAAATCTGATTCTACACCTATAGAACAATCTAAAAAAGATGAAGTTATTTTTGTTGATTGTAATCAAAATTTGGGTGTATGGGCAAGATTTGCATTGGCTTTAAATTGTCGATCAGATTATATTGCAATTTTTGATGATGATACAATACCAGGAACCAAATGGATTGAAAATTGCCTTAACACATATAAAACTCATCCAGGATTACTTGGAACAGTTGGTGTAATTTTTGGTGACAAATATTACACTTGGAATAAAGTAGAACGTTTAGGTTGGTGTAAACCAAATGAAACAGTCGAAAAGGTTGATATAGTAGGACATTGTTGGTTTTTTCATAGAGATCTTCTTCCTGTTTTTTGGAGAGAACTTCCACCAACAAACCAATTTCCAATAGTTGGTGAAGACATTCACTTTGCTAAAATGATACAAAAATATACCAATCAAGGTGTATATGTTCCACCACATCCAAAAGATGATTTAGAAATGTGGGGCAGCATAAAAGGTGAACCATATGGTCATAGCCCAGAAGGAATTTCTATGAATCTATATCAAGTTGGAAACATGAAATTGGGTGGAGGGCAAATGATGGCTATGGAACTTTCAAAGTCCGTTGACAACGGATTTAAATTATTAAGAGCATAAAATGATATCTGTTTTTTATGGAACTAGACCAGAATATATAAAACTGTATAAACTTTATACAGAAATGAAAATTGCAAATTTTGATTGTGAACTAGTAAAAGTAAATCAACATACCACGTTAATTGAAGATTGTTATTTTGATAGATTAGTAGATATATTAAATACTGACAATAATAGACTAAATTCAATTGTTCAACAAACTTTAAACAGTAAATTATTTCTATCTACTACAACGCACGTGATTGTACAGGGTGATACAGCAACGAGTTTTGGTATATCATTAAACGCGTTTCACAACAAGATAAAGTTAATTCACATAGAAGCTGGGCTAAGAACTTGGGATAAAGAAAATCCATATCCAGAAGAAACATACAGGAGATGTATTTCCAATATGGCTGATGTACATTTTTGTGTTTCAGAGTTAAATAAACAAGTTTTACAGAATGAAAAAGTAAACGGAACAATACATGTTGTTGGAAATACTGTTTTAGATAATTTGGATAATGAAAATGTATTTTACGGAAATACCGTTCCCATAACTCTACACAGAAGAGAAAATAAAGACAGAATTGAAAAGGTATTAAAAGCAATAGATGATGTGGCTTTAAATTTTAAACATTTAAATTTTGTATATGTAACACACCCATCTGTAACTATTGCTAATGTGTTTAATAATATTTCTGTAATATCTCCACAACCTTATTCAAACATGATAAATTTGTTAAAACAATCCAAGTTTATTATAACTGACAGCGGTGGTATTCAAGAAGAAGCATCTTTTTTCAAAAAAAGAACAATAGTTGTGAGAAAAGAAACAGAAAGAAAAGAAGGTCTGGGAACATTTTCTGTTTTGGCATTTGAACCAATATACATATCAGAATGCATCAGAGACTTTGATAAATACTACGAAGTAAGTGAAACTTGTCCATATGGCGATGGTAGAGCCGTGGAAAAGATTATTAAAACGTTGAAGCAATATATAAATGAAATTATTTAAAAACGAAATTGAAAAACTATTTACACGATTGATTTCCAAAAAACCATTTGCATTTAGTAAATATGCTGATGGCGAATGGATGGCAATGAATCAGGTCCCGGTATTTAATGGTGAGTTTAAAGCAGATTCATCAGAAAAAACTTTAAAATCAATTGAACTTTTGAGAGAATCATTTGTTTACAGAGATCCAAATTATTTTGTAGGGATTAGCTGCCCATGTTGTCAAGGTCAAGCACATCAGCAAATGAAAATGATTTCTGGTCAAGATGAGGAAAATCTTACATATGCAAACATATTTGTAAACTCAAATTACCAATTTTATAAAGATAACTTTATTCCAGCATATAAAAATTGGAATGTTAATTTAGTAGCAAATGAAAACTCTGATATATCAAAGTTGCCTTTTGATGTAAGACGTTTTTATCCAATCAAAGTAAATGCATGGGTAGAAAATCTTGATTTAATTGAACAATTAAAAGATCTCAATACTGAAGGTGAATTATATTTATTTGCCGCAGGACCTTTTGGTAATATATTAACATATAAAATGTGGCAACATAATAAAAAGAATACGTATATGGATATTGGATCTACTTTAAATCCTTGGCTTGGTTTTGAAGGATTTAAACGTGGTTATTTACACGGTTCAGAAGATTTAAACAAGGTTTGTGTTTGGAGTTAAAAATATGGAGTTAAAAATATGGACTTAATATATTCAAATCATTTGGGACACTATAGTATTCCTGAAGAAATTAAAAAAGAAACTTGTGTCGATATTGGAGCAAATGCAGGATGTTTTACAAAAATTGCACAAAAAATATTTACCAAAGTTCATTCATATGAACCTAATATTATTTTAAGTCAAAATCTACAAAATAAAAATTATCCAAATGTCACTGTTTTTAATGAGGCTGTTGGAAATGAAAAGAAAAAAAATGTCAAACTCTTAGCACACACTAATAATGATGCTGGTTCGTGTGCGATAGAACAAACAATTGACAGCGTAATTGAAATTAAAAATCATTGGAGTGATACGCTAGTAAACACTGTAGACATGATTGACATAGAAACAGTAATTGAAAGAATTGGTGGTCACATAGATTATCTTAAAGTCGATTGTGAAAATTCTGAATTTTTAATTTTTAATGACAAGAATTTGTCACAAATTTTAACTATAGCAATTGAATTGCATCATCACATGGGTGAAAAAAATTGGTATATTTTAAAATCACACGTAGACAAAACACATTTAGGTTTTCCTGATTATCCCGGATACGATTCAAGAAACATTGAATGTATATTAACAAAACGATCATGAACGATATAACCATATTTACATATACACACAGCAACTGCAAAGATTTGTGGCCTACATACTTTGATTTATTGAATCATTATGCTCCAGATATAAAAAGCATTGTGGCCTCAAATGAGGTATCCAACGATTATCATGGACATAAATTTTTTAAATATGAAGACAAACATTATTGCCACGAATTAGTAGACATCATAAACCAAAATGTTCAAACTGAATATTTTATATACATGCAAGAAGATTTTTTTCTTTATGGTTCGCCAAATTGGGAAAAAATTAAAAAGTATGTAAATATTATGAAATCAAAAGAAGTTGATTTCATTCGTTTAATAAAATGTGGTCATGTAACAGAATTAAATTTTGAAGATGATTTATTTTACATCAAGGTTCCCGCTGGTCCTTACTGGTCAGTAAATTCCTATTCCATGCAACCGACAATATGGAATAAAGATAGATTTTGTGAATTTTATAAACAAGCAAATTGGCATGCTTTTAAAGAAAATCCAATTTACATTGATGCTTTAAATAAAACAAACATTTTAGGTCTTTACGCATACAACAACGAACCCAAAAGAGGAATGACGCATTACGATTCCTCTGTATTTCCATACATTGCCACGGCTTTAGTTTGTGGTAAATGGAATGTTGGTGAATATCCAACCGAACTAAATCCAATACTAAACAAATACAACATAGATGTCAATTTAAGAGGTGTGATGTAATATGACAAAAATATGTGTCTGTTTTTATACTAATCACAAATTTAGATCTAGAGAAAGTTTGTTGAATGATTATTACTCCAAAAACTCTTTTGATGTTTTTTCTTTTAGATCGGAAGACATAAGACAAAGTGATTTTTATGAAAAAAACAAAGAAGTGATGGACTGTGAAACTGGAGATGGTTATTGGCTATGGAAACCAAAAATAATTTTAGATTGTATGTTAAACTTAAATGATAATGACGTTGTTGTTTATACTGATGCAGGGGATCTTCTAGATATTACATACAATGATATTTTAGAATTTTCTAAAACAAATGATTATTACTTTACAAATTGGGGTGGTTCACGGTGGCCTCAAAAAATTTGTACAAAGCGAGATTGTTTCCTATTGATGGATTGTGATTATCCAAAATACCACGAAGCATCTCAGATGGAGGCAGGATTTTTAATTTTGAAAAAAACAGAAAAAAACATTGAACTACTAAATGAATATTTGCACTATTGCTCCATTAAAGATATTGTAAGCAATGAATCAAATAAATTTGGAACAAATTTTGAAAACTGGCAGTTTCACAGGAATGATCAAAGTATTTTAACCAACTTACTGGTAAAACACAATTACACTTTTAATACTTGTTTTGATAATAGAATAAGAAATAATATATATAAACCATGAAAATTATTGCATTAAATTACAACTACAATCTTGATAAAATGTCCGAAATTGGTAGAAAGTGGGCATACGATGTATATAAAAATTATGATTTCATAATGGATTATTCTGCAGCATCTTATGCCACGTTCATAGATAAAAATGTCGATAAACTTTTACATCTATATACTGATAATGTGAAAATGATGAAAGAAAAAATGTCAAAATATAATATCGACCAAGACCGAATAAACTACATTGATTATTCAGTTGAATTAAAAAAATACACAAATGAATTGAAGTATAGTTTTACCGTTTTAAATGATTTTATTAACTATGCAAAATCCCAAACAGAATATACAATCAAAATTGACAATGACTTGATTTTTTATTCAGCATTACCGCAAATAGATGAAGAATCAGTTTGTGTTTGGAAATATGAAAGAATTGTAAGAGATGGTGATCCAAGATGGGGAGAAATAAAAATTTGCAAAAACGTTTTGAACGATACTAATTTTAAAATTTTTAATTTAGGGATTTTTGGATTACCTCCAAATTATGAAATAGACGAAGCAAAACAAGTAATGGATGACATGATTGATGTGGATATATCAGATGTTACAGATGTTGATTCTAAAGTTTACCATTGCTGCGAACAAACAGCCAACAATTGGATTTTTTATAAAAATCAATACAAGGTCACAGAATTATATCACTGCGTAGATCATTTATTTGATAGAAAAGGTTTGTGCATTGAGAAAGCTAGGTATCTTCTAAAATGAAAACGAGCGCACTATTAACAATACACAACAAAGAGAATTTGGCCGAGATGGTGTGCCAGAATCTTGTTAATAATTTGTCTGAACTCAATGATCAAATTATTGTTGTTTTTGATGGTTGTACAGACAACAGTGAATTCATAATCAAAAAGGTATTAACCTCAGTAAAAAATAAAAAAATAGATTACGTCTATACTGATAATGTTTTTGAAACAAAAGCAAATAATGCAGGACTTAAAGTAGTTCAAAATAATTTTGTTGTATTGTTGCAAGATGATATGGTAGTTAATGAAAAAGATTTTGATAAACGGATGTTACGTCCTTTTGTTGAATTTGATGATGTATTTGCTGTAACTTCATTTGTTGCCCATAATAACATCTATAATGAGTCAACTAAACAAATCAATTATATTGATGTTGCATCAAAATCAGATTCTTCAAGGGATATATTCTATGCAAGAGAATATGGAAACAGAGGCCCGTTGATGTATAATTACAACGATGTTTTGAAATTAAATTTTTTAGATGAATATTTTGCTCCACAAAACTATGATGACATGGACATATCAATGAGAGCATTTAAAGAGCTTGGAAAGGTTTCTGGATTGTATTTGATTGATTATACATCGGACCCCAACTGGGGAACTACAAGACAAAAAAATCAATCTCTACACAGCAATTTGGTATACGTGAACGCCGCCAAAATATTGGAAAAGCATAAGGATTTATTGTACGGTAAAAAATTTGTTGAAAACAGGAAATTAAAGAGTTAATAACCATGGAAAATACAACGCTATTAAACGCAAGAAAAAACATATACTCTCAAAACGGTGAAGATGGAGTTATTGAATTGTTGCTTGATCTGTTTGAAATCAAAACAGGTTCTTTTTGTGAATTTGGAGCTTGGGATGGAATTCAACTCAGTAATACATACAATCTTTTAAAAAATAAAGGATGGAGAGGAGTATATATTGAAGGCGATCCAAATCTATACCAAGATCTAATAAAATTGAATGATGTGTGGAAGGATAAAGTTAAAACCATAAACAAATATGTTGATTATAAAGGTGAAAATAGTCTTGATAACATTCTCAAGAATACTTTTTTAGAGAAAGATTTTGCCTTACTTAGTATTGATATTGATGGTATGGATTACCATGTATGGGACAATTTTAACGAATACCGACCAAAATTGGTTATAATTGAAGTAAATAGTTCTTTTAAACCTGGTAATTTTACCATACCAAATAAAAATGAAACTGGTTCTTGTAATGGTACTAGCTTCAGTTCCATGTGTGAATTAGGTTTAAAAAAAGGATATTATCCAATCATACATTTTGGAAATGTTTTTTTTGGAGATATACAATTTTTAACCACTAAAAACTATAAAATGAATCAAGATCTTAAAAGTTTATACAATTTACAATAATGAATAATCAACAATTAAAAACATTTATGACTAAACACAATGTCCCAATACATGGAGTTATTCATGTTGGAGCCCATTTTGGCCAAGAAGATGATTTGTATAAAGAACTTGGAATAAAAAATCGATTGTATTTTGAACCATTAATTTCAAACTTTCAAACGTTGAAAGAAAAGGTTGATAATGATGTTATTGTAATACAAAAAGCTCTTGGAAACGAAAAGAAAACCGTTAAAATGTATGTAGAATCTTTTAATAACGGAATGTCATCATCAATATTAGAACCTAAATTACATACAACTCAATTTCCAAATATTGTCTTTGATAAAACAGAAGATGTTGAAATGGATAGATTGGATGATTTACAAATAGAAGTAAACAATTACAATATGATGAATATAGATGTGCAGGGGTTTGAGTTAGAGGTATTAAGGGGATCGATTAAAACTCTTAAATATATTGATTACTTGATAGTTGAAATTAACAATGCTGAATTGTATAATGGTTGTCCGATGTTTAAAGAAATAAATGAATTTTTAACTAATCACAATTTTACATGTGTAGATCAATATTGGTGGGGTGGCAATTTTGGTGAAGGCTTTTTTAAAAGGAAATGATCAATTTATGGAACAAAAATATTTAAGTAGAATGGATTTAAAAGAACAAGACAGACACCACTATTATGCGGAAAATGCAAAAGTGGGAATTGTTGAAATTGGAGTTTTGAATGGTGAAACTAGCAAAATTTTTTGTAAAGCAAACAAAGTAACACCTATTACAGGGATAGACCCAATTATTGCGGATTCCATGAATTCAGATTTAATTGGAGATATTCAAAAAATAAAAAAAATAGAAGCCAATCATTCAAACTATAAGTTTATTAATGACTTTAGTTTTAATGTTGTAAAAACATGGAACCAAAAAATAGATTACTTGTTTATTGATGGAGATCATACCTATGATTCTGTTAAAACTGATTTTGAATCTTGGTTTCCCTTCGTTATTTTTGGTGGTATAATTGCTTTGCACGATTCTGCGTGTAACAGGGGTGGACCCCATTTTTGGGAAGGCCCAAGTCAGCTTGCTGATGAATTGCTAACAGATAATAGATTGACATATCTAGAAACAGTATATACAATGACTATATTCAAAAAGGCTAATCAATGAAAAAAGCACTAGTTTTAGGTGGCGGTGGATTTATTGGTTCACATCTTGTTAAAAGATTGAAAAAAGAGGGTTATTGGGTTCGCGTTATAGATCTCAAGTATCCTGAGTTTTCAAAAACTCATGCAGATGATTTTATTATTGGTGATCTTCGTCTACAGTCTATTTGTGATAAGGCTTTTGACGTATCCTTTGATGAAGTATATCAACTTGCAGCAGATATGGGTGGTGCGGGATATATTTTTACTGGTGAACACGATGCAGATATCATGCACAATTCTGCTTTGATTAACTTGAATGTCGTTGAAAGATGTCATAGTACAAAGATAGGTAAGGTATTTTATTCTTCATCTGCTTGTATGTACCCAGCATATAATCAAGAAGATCCAGATAATCCAAAATGCTCGGAAAATTCGGCATATCCTGCGGCACCGGATAGTGAATATGGTTGGGAAAAATTATTCAGTGAACGTCTTTTCCTAGCGTTTGCCAAGAATCATGGTATGGAAGTTCGTGTTGCTAGATATCACAACATCTTCGGTCCTGAAGGAACGTGGTGCAACGGCAAGGAAAAAGCTCCTGCTGCACTCTGCCGTAAGGTGGCCGAAGCTAAAGACGGCACACAAATTGAAGTCTGGGGAGATGGGTTGCAGACAAGATCTTTTCTTTACATTGATGAATGTATTGAGGCAACTCGGAGATTAATGAATTCTTCTTTTATTGGTCCAGTAAACATTGGTTCTGAAGAAATGATTAGAATTAATGATCTTGCTAAAATGGTAATTAATATTTCTGGGAAAAATCTTGGTGTAAACAATATATCAGGACCCGTTGGCGTTCGTGGAAGAAATTCAGATAATAATCTATACAAAGAAAAAATTGGTTGGGAGCCAACACAATCTTTGGTTACGGGAATTGAACAAACATATAAGTGGATTAGTCAGCAAGTAAATCAAAAAAATAATTTTTCAACTGCTGACTTGGATATGAGAGATAAATTTTTAGTATAAAGGTTCAATTGTAATGAATGTAGCATTATGTTATAAAGGCTGTTTTAATGTCAATTATTAAAAAAATGTTTTTCTTTATTGGTAGTTGACAAATTCATTAATTATGCTATACTAATATAGTGAAAAACCCATCCAAGAAAAAGAAACCATCAGATGCAGATTACGTAAGTAATTCTGATTTATATGATGCTTTAGTTGATTATCGTAAAAAGTCAAATGATGCAGAAAATGCAGGTCGAAAGAAACCAAAGCTTCCAGATTTTATAGGAGAGTGTGTTCTTAAGATTGCATCCAGACTTTCGTTTCGTCCTAATTTTGCAAACTATCCATACAGAGAAGAGATGGTATCTGATGCCGTCTTAAACTGTATTACCTATATTGGTAACTTTGACCCAGAAAAGTCTAAGAGTCCATTCGGATACCTTACACAGATTTGTTGGTTTTCTTTTGTTCGTATCATCAACAAAGAAAAGAAAGAAAAGTATACACAATACAAGTATGCAGAACAGCAAAACGATAAAGACTTCCATCATTGGTTTAACAAAGTTTATGCTGGTGTAGATATTGGTAGAAGAGATTTCTTTGGTCTTACAGATCTTGACATGGATAGATTTGGTGTTATGCTAAATCCACCCAAGAAAGAGGGCGTTAAGCGTAAGCGTAAGTCAAAGAAAGATACACTTGATATATGAAATCAATCATTCTTAATGATACCCATTTTGGGTATAAAGCAGATTCCCCAATAGTCTTGGAATACTTTCTGTCCTTCTTTGAAGGACAGTTATTTCCATATATTAAAGAAAATGATATCAAGACCATCTTTCATCTAGGTGATGTATTTGATCGTAGAAAATATATTAATTTTAAGACACTTCAGCAGGTTCGTACACGGTTCTTTGAACCTCTTCAAGAACTTGGAGTAAAGTGTATTGCTATCTGTGGAAATCATGACACCTACTACAAGAATAATAATACAGTAAATTCTTTACAAGAAATTGCACAACATTATTCAAACTGGGAGATTCATTCAGAACCAACAGAGATTCAAACATCTGCTGGTTGTGTGGCGTTATTGCCTTGGATTAATCCAGAGAATGAGATTCAATCGGCAGAGTTTATCACCAACACTACTTGCTCTCTGTTACTAGGGCATTTAGAGTTGTGTGGCTTTCAGAGTATTCGCGGTATCTTTATTGAGCACGGCTATGACCCAAAACACTTTGATAAATTTGAATATGTTCTTACTGGGCATTATCACATTAAATCTAGCCGGGATAATATACATTACCTGGGATCTCAGTATCAAATGGCTTTCTCAGACGTTTGGGAAGCCAAAGGATTTCATGTATTTGATTTTGCAACAAGAACGCTTGAATTTATTGAAAATACAAAAAGGCTTTTCTATACGTTTGACTACGATGAAACCAACCCAGAAAAATTAGACTACTCAAAGT